GTCAAATCAGATGAGTCAGGAATTGAATTCGTCGAGTCTGCCGGAGGTGGCGGAGCTGATGCATCTGGTAATATTACACTGGGCGATGGCGCTGATGCTGGCGACTCTCAAAACGCTCTAGTTTTAAAAGAAGGATCCGGACCATCTACGCCTTCCTCGACCCAAGCTTACATTTATTCTAAGACTTATCCCGCAGATGTTATAGCGCACTTTCCTTTTAATGGCACTGCTGGAAATACAGATTTAACTTCTGCCGACTTTGCTGACGCTACCGGCAACGGCCATTCACTAACTCTAAACAATGGTAATACATCAAATTATGAAATTGCAACTGATTCTTTTAGAGTGGGATCCGCTTCTTTAAAGACTGACGGTACAGCAAGATTTAACTTTGACGATCATGCTGACTATGCTTTTGGAACAGGCGATTTTACAATTATGGCGTGGGTTAGAGAATACGCCCCGAATGCAGACGGAGATAATGTTTTATACCGCGGGCAAAATATGCAAATAAGAATCTACATCAACGATGACAGCACATTAGACAGGGCTGCGCACGTCAGAGATGCAGGAGGAACAAAATACGCTGAAGTTCCTGAAGAGTGGCTTCCTAACGATGCGTGGTACCACTTAGCTGTTATAAGAAAAAGCGGTATATTGAAAATTTACATCGATGGAATTATGAGAGCCAGTGATCCTTATACAGAAAACATTACAGACACTGTACACAAGCTTTCAATGGGATACGGATCAGAAGGATTTAAAGGTTATATCGACGATTTGGTCATTGCTAAAAAAGCTCTTTACACACAAAACTTTACGCCTCCAGCTCCATTCTCTTCTACGCAGAAAGCTGCACTCCACGTCACAGACGGCGCCGGAAACGAGACAAAGATCTCTCCTCACAATGAAGACGGTGAGTGGGAATATGTTTCTCGAAACAAGATTACAGGAAAATCTGTCCGAATTAACATGGAAAAGATGATTAAAAAGCTTGAAGATTTTACAGGCGAGACATTCATCGAAGAAGACTGAGCTTTTTTCAAAATTTGGCTTCATGGAAACCCGTCCTTTGAGGCGGGTTTCTTGTGTAAATCTCATTTCTTCTGCGTATAATAACTGCAGGAGAAACAAGTGTCATTTAAAAATTTCAAAGTACCAAACCGATTCGTAGGCCTGCACGGACATTCAGGATTCTCAACATACGATGGCTTAGGTTATCCGGCCGATCATATTGATTTTGTTCTTGAGAATCAAATGGACGCCTGGGGTCTCACAGATCACGGTCACGGATCAGGTTTGGCTCACGCTCATAAGCACTTTGAGAAGATGAAAAAAGCAGGTAGAAAATATCGACAAGTTTATGGTGTCGAGTTTTATTTTGTCGAAGATTTAGACGAGTGGAAGCGCCAATACGAGAACCACAAAGCTCGCATTAAAGCAGAGCGAGATGCAAAAAAAATCGAAGCCCTTGCTACCACAGACGTTAATGTTGACAATGAAGACGAACTTATGTCTGAAGGTCATACTATTGAGAACGAGGATGAGTCTAAGCAGGGTTCAAAGGGCAAGCCAGAATGGATGCGTCGATACCACTTGGTTGTAACAGCTCGAGACCCAAAAGGATTAGCTAATCTATTCACGCTCGTCAAGCGAGGATATAAGGACGGTTTCTATCGTTTTCCTCGCATCGACTTCAAGATGCTCAAGGAGTTTGGAGAAGGTCTCAACGTCTCTACGGCATGTGTAGGCGGAATATTCAGCGGCAGAACTTTTCAAGAGTTTCCTGACCTAACATTTGATGAGCTCGGCCCCGAATTGCTCGATGATCCAGTCAAGAAAGCACGCCTGATGAAAACACTTGGCAACCTTACTGACAGGTTTGTTGACGCTGTAGGTGAGGACAACTTCTTCTATGAGTTGCAATTCAACAAGCTTTCAGCTCAACATATGGTCAACAGAGCTTTGATCGAATTGCACGATCAGACTGGAATCAACCTTATTACAACTTGTGACTCTCACTATCCCACTCCTAACAAATGGGAAGCTAGAGAGCTTTATAAGAAGCTCGGATGGATGGGTAAGGAGATGACTCCTCTTCCTGAGTTTGATGACCTTAAGTGTGAGCTGTATCCCAAGAATGCCTCACAGGTCTGGGATGAGTTTGAGCTCGGCTGGAACAAGTATGATTTCTATAAAGGGCGTGAGGACATAGTCAAGGATAGTATCGAGAGGACCCACGACCAAGTCTGGGATCGTTATCAAGACATGTGGGTGGATTCAAAGGCTAAGCTGCCGAATTATGCTGTGCCTCAAAAGAGTCATCCCTGCTATCCTTCTCCGCCTGAAGAGACACCCTTCCAGCAGTTGGCGCTTAAGGTAAAGAACGCAATGATCAGCACGGGCCTTGCCGCTAAGCCTGAGTATGTTGCTCGAGTCAAGGAAGAACTGGACGATATCAAGTTTCTTGGCTTTGAGAATTACTTTTTGACTATGCATGACGTGTTCCACCTCGCAGCTGAAAAGACGCTGTTCGGCCCCGCTCGAGGTTCAGGTGGCGGATCCCTTGTCAATTACTTGTTAGGCATTACTCAGGTTGATCCCATTCCATACGGATTGCTCTGGTCTCGATTCCTCGGCCGCCATCGTACTTCTTGGCCTGATATTGACTCTGATGCTGGCGACCGTGATGCGCTCATCGACGCAGCTAGAGAGCTTTTTGGTGAAGATGCAGTGATTCCTGTCTCTAACTTCAACACTCTTAAGCTTAAGTCCATCGTTAAGGATGTTGCCAAGTTTTATGATGTTCCATTCCAAGAGGTGAATGCGCTTACAGGACCACTCCAATCTGAGGTTGAGCCTCATGCTCGAGATGCTAACACTGAGAAGTCTGTGTTCGTCCTCACCCATGAGGATTGCATGAAGTACTCCAAGAAGTACAAGGATTTCATGGAGAAGTACCCTGACGTTGAAAAGCACGTGAGTACACTATTCATGGAGCAGAGATCTATTGGTCGACACGCAGGTGGTGTCCTAATTGCCGATGAGCGTGAGCTTGAGCAGACAATGCCGTTAATCTCAGTTCGTGGTGACTTACAGACTCCTTGGACTGAAGGCATGAACTTCCGCAACCTGGAAGATAACGGCTTTATTAAGTTTGACTTTCTTGGATTGACGCTGATGAAGGATGTGGAAAACTGCATTCGCAGAATCTTGATCAAGAACGGCAATCCCTCACCAACCTTTTTACAGATCAGAGATTTCTTTGATGAGCATCTTAACTGTCGCTACATAGGGCAGGATGACCAAAAGGTTTGGGAAAACACATATCATAATGCATCATTTGCACCCGGCATCTTCCAGTTTACTGCTCAAGGTGCCAGAAACTTCTGCCACCAAGCTAAGCCTCGAAACATTGAGGAGCTTGCTGCAATTACTGCTATTTACCGGCCTGGACCACTCAAGGCAAATGTTCACGTTAAATACGTGGAAGCCGGAAAAGATATCGAGAATATCCAGTATGCACACCCGATCATCGAGGAGGTCTTAGGGCCAACAAGAGGCTTCATTACTTTCCAAGAACAGTTTATGACGCTTGCTGTTAAGCTTGCCGGATTCTCTCCAGGTGAATCAGATAAGATGCGCAAGACTCTTGTGAAGAAGTCTTTGGATACGATCGGTAAAAAAGGCTCTGAGCGTGACCAGCTTCGCAAGCAGTTCGTTGAAGGTGCAGAAAGGCTCCACGGCCTAGATCCAAAGGATATGAACGAGCTCTTTGACAAGATCGAGTTCTTCTCTCTCTACGGATTTAATAAGTCACATGCTGTTGCTTACGCAATCGACAGCTACTACGCTGCGTGGCTATATACTTATCATCCCAGAGAGTGGATCGCTACTGTTCTCGAGTCTGAGAATAATTCGCCACAAGGACTAGCAAAAGCTATTCGAGAATCCAAAGCGTTAGGATATAAGTTTGCTCCAGCAGATGTAAACTATTCAGGAGACGAGTGGACCTACAATAAAGAGTTACAAGCTCTCATGCCTCCCCTTTCATCAATTAAAGGGCTTGGCGATAAAGCGATGGATGAAATACTTTCTGCTCGTCCATTTAAGAACTTGAATGATCTTTTCTATGACAGTGAAGGTGAGTGGCGGCATTCTAAAGTGAACAAGACTTGCTTTGAAGCACTATGTCAGATTGAAGCGTTCTCTTCTCTCGAGGAGTTTAAGGAAGGAAAGCTCGATAATCATAGACAGCTTTTACACATCATCTCAGAAAACTATGAAAAGATCAGGAAAGGTCGAACAGGAGAAGACAAGCTCCGTGAACGCCTAGTTCGAATCGGCGAGCAAATCAAAGATGAGTTCGACAAGATCTTGCGGGTTTACGAGAAGACTAAGATGTCCGATTTGCAAGAACAGGCGTGTCAACATATCTTTAATTGCAGTATCGTTGACTGGTGCTACAGTGAGCATGCAGCAGATTTAGTCAAAGACATAGGACATCCGAACCATAAGCGACAAGCTCAACTCGATAAGTGCTTCGAAAGGCTTGCAAACTACTATGCCAGAAGAGATAAGCTCGCAGATAGAATAGAGTCACTATTCAATATTGACACTTCTATTCTAGGCGTCTCACACATCAAGGATTGGTCAAGAGATGAAAAGATAGTCTTGTACCAGCAAATAACGTCAGCTATTAATAACGCTCTGGTCTTTCCTGTAGAAGTTATGCGTAGAATTGAGAAAGCTGATGTTAAGTCTATATGTGAAATGGTGGGCGGAGATAAAGGTGTTGCCTGGGGTTGTGCAACTGAGATCATTAAAAAGAAGACCAAGAATGGCAAGGAATTTTACCGAATCAGAATGATGGACGACCAGAACAGGACAGCATGGCTTCGTGTTTGGGGCAAGTTCTTTGATTGGGGTGAAGAGCGAGGCCAAAAGATCTATTATGAACCGCAACCCTTTTCCTACTGGCTTATGGAAACTGAAGTAGATCCAAACTGGGGTGCATCTTCAGCTGCCTGGAAAATGAGAAAGATACCGCTTTATGATGATTAAGCCAGGCGAACTAGTTCGAGTAACAAAAACCGCTGTACAAGATAGTAGGTTTTTGAACAAGGTTGGAGTGTTAATACGTGACGACGGAGTGGATGACTGTGGAAACCCAGAAGTATTCATTCTTGTTGAAAGTGATATAATATGCGTATATCCTGATGGATATGAGATTGTGGAGAAAAATTGATAACCTTTCCCGTCAATAAAATCGTTTTAGAGGGATGCGACCTCTCAGGAAAGACAACGCTTTACAACGAGATACACAAAAGGTCAGGTTTTAGGTGGAACATGGATGATAGATCCGGTGTTTCAATGTGTGTTTACGCTAACCTTTATAATCGGGATGATTTTTATCACCGAAATAATCTCCATTTGGAGATGTCGAACTTAAACAACCAGTTTGTTCTTCTGTACCCAGACATCCATACCATTCATGAAAGATTTTTAAGCAGAGGTGATGAAGCACAAGATATCTCTTCTTTGAGCGACCTTCACGTTCTTTTTGGAAAAGAGCTTGAAAGATATTGCATGCTACCTAATTTTCATATTTTCCAGACCGGAAAACCAGAAGAACAAGCACAAGAAGTCGTAAGAAGATGTCGGAGGCTTGAAAATATCTCCATAGACACAATCGGAAACTATGTCAGAGAGTTTGCCAAATTTCAACCTAATAGAGAATCCACTACAGTTCAATTTCACTTTTATGATGACGGGACCTTTGACACAGTTAATGAAGCAATTCTTTCAACCCCGGGCGAAGAAGAATACTACCAAAAGATCAGGCAGAACTTCCTTCAAAAGATTGAAAATGAGCTTGAGGGAAACAATCACTACGGTAGAAAAGAGACGCCTGAATCTAGGCGGTTTGTGTTTGCAGGCGAAGAATGCATATCGTTCATTCAGGCAGTATTTAGAGATGATCTACTTGATGTGCACGCTGTGTTTAGATCTTCCGATACCGAGCACAAGACAGGAACAGACGTTCAGCTGATACACATGCTTGGAAGAGATGTATTTAGAATTCTTAATCTAGACCCGGCCCAACATAAGGCTAGATTTCGATTTAATGTCAATAGTGCACACGTGTTAAGCTAGGAAAAACAGTGTCAGACCCAAAGCACCGAAGCTCAAAATATCCTCTCAGCACAATGTCTGCGCCTATAAAACCTACAGATATCACAAGACACAAAGCTGAAACACTTAAGGTTACAAATCACTATGTAAAAAAAGAATACGATCGCCTTTATGAGCAAGCTGAGGTTCTCATGAAGCAGTTTAATGATCTAGACCGACGCGTTAAAATAACGGCTATGATCGAATCGGTTCGTAGAAAATTTAAACCCGTCCCTGGGAACACATATTGGCTTTATATGAGAGATCGCGGAGATTTATTTTTAAGCCTAATAGGAAAAGATGACTGGGCAGCAGGAATACCGGGGCAGTACGTTGCGCAAGTCGAAAGACTGGGTGATAGTACTTGGGAAGTAATTGATACACATGAAGACTTTGAGTCATTTTGGGAAAAAATCAAGGGAGACGAGTAAATGAGAAGAGCACTAGTTACAGGCGCAGCAGGATTTATAGGATCAAATCTGGTCAAAAGGCTCTTGGCAGAAGGCTGGGATGTTGTAGGCGTAGATGACCTTAGCTCGGGACACCTTGAGCTACTTGACGGTGTTAGAGGACTGCGGCTTGTTATAAACGATTTCGCCTGCAAATCGATAATCGAATCCATTGAGCGTCAAGAATTTGATGTCGTCTTTCACTTGGCGGCAATTCCAAGAGTAAGTTTCTCAGTTGAGAATCCTGCACTTACCACTGACGTTAATGTCGCGAGAACAGCTTGTCTTATGGAGGCATGCCGCGGAAATGTAGAAAGGTTTGTGTACTCATCTTCTTCGTCGGTTTATGGAGGCGCGGATACTCTTCCTACACCAGTGACGTATCCCAGAGATCCTAAGTCTCCATACGCATGGCAGAAATCTTGCATAGAAGATCTTCTTAGAACTTTTGGAAACTTGTACGATTTTGACTCCGTGTGCCTAAGATATTTTAACGTCTTTGGTCCCAGTCAATATGGTGACTCTCCTTACTCAACTGCGATCTCTGCGTGGTGTCATGCTGTTAAAAACGGAACGCCTCTTCGCAAAGATGGATCAGGAGAGCAAAGTCGAGATATGTGCTATGTCGATAATGTTGTAGATGTAAACATTCGTGCAGCAAATCACGAAGGAACATTTAGAGGCGAAGCTTTCAATGTGGCATGCGGCGATCGAACAAGCAATAACGAAATCCTCGATGCTTTTAAAGAGAGGTTCGGAGATTTACAAATAGATGAGGCACCATTTAGGCCAGGAGATGTTATGCACACTCAGGCAGACATTTCAGAAACTGAACGTGTATTTGGTTATAAACCACTTGTTCGTTTTTGGGAAGGCCTTGAGAAAACTTTTGACTGGTGGGACATTTAATAACGCAGGTGTAACAAGATACATATTTACAGCGTCTGGAGTAGTTTAATGGGTGGAATTGCATTTAAAGATAGTCAAGGAAGCTCATTAGCAAGCGGAGTTGAAAGACAATATGTGAAAGACACACTTGATGATCTCTTCGCAAACCACTTAAAAGACGCAGGAATTTCAGGATACGAGCCGGTTGGCTCTACGGGAAAGAAATCTATCGCTGGGGATCTTGATATCGCAGTTCAACCTGAACAGGAAGATGTCAAACTAGCAAAAACTCAGATCTATAGAAATCTTGTTGGTTCGTTAGGCGCTGATAGAGTAAAGGTGATCGGTCCCAACCTCACAGTTTTATATCCAATAAAAGGTGACCCAGAAGAGCGAGATGCTCAGGTCGACTTAATGATTGCGCCAGATCTTGAGAGCGCAGGATGGTTAATGGCAGGTGTCGGGGACGAAGGCATCAAAGGCATTTTTAGAAACGTGATGCTTGGTCATATTGCCGCAGAGAGAAGCAAAGAGCTTGGAACTCATGAGAAGTTAACTGTCGCCACCCCCGGCGGACTAGGCAGACTTTCTCTTGATCCTGCTCTTGATCCTGAGCTACCAAAAAACAAGCGAAAGTTTAAGCTAGTAGGCCCGAGAATCACTAGCCCACAAGCAATATTGGACGGTTTAGGCATTCCAAGCAATCCAGCAGAGACTGCAAGTTTTGAGGGGCTGGTAAATGTTATGACTAAAGATCCTGAGTTAAAACAAATGCTTTCGACGTTTAAAGATTATTTATCACAAAGAGTGACTAATGCACAACACCCACAATTTCAAAGAGTGCTAAGTCACGTGGAGTCAGTTATGAGTGAAGCTATGATTAGAAGTGCAGTGAGAAAGATGCTAGAAATGAAGCAGAATCAACTGCAGGAAAAGATTGTAAAGATAGGTGAGGATGAGCTTTACGATCTCACAGATGATAACCTCGAAGCTCTGAGATCATTTATACGATCCGAGCTCGGCGTAAGCGAATACGATCCTGACGCATCACGTCAGTCTTACATTGATTCGATCGATGCAGTGAGAGGTGACACTCAATTTTCTGATGCTATGGCAGGCTACCCTGATGAGTACAAAAAGCTTGTTTTGGATTATCTCATGTCTGCTGAAGAAGGACCAGATGAGATTGGCCCAATGCTGTTTTCTCTCTCTGCTGGAAATCCAGATTCGGTAGATATCAAACCCCAGCTTTTAGATATTCTCCACTATAATGAAGGACAGGGTCTCGGCCGCGGAGAGCTTTTAACACCGCTGCTTTATGATAAGTCTTCTTGGGTCGGCGGCGCTTCAGCTACTCACGATGTAGATATCGGAAAACAAGCTTGGGAAATTAAGCATCACAGATCTTTCAACGAACCTTTCGTTTTCGGCGGCGGAGCAAAGTCTTTTTTTAGATCTCCTAACAACCTCGCTGCAGCAATAAAAGCTACTGGTTACAATTTAGACCAGCTACAAACAATGGGTAGAGACGAAAGTTTACAAGCAATTGAGGACATTGTCACTAACTACAAGCCAGAGCTTGACGGCAAGGTTATAGACTCTTCTGCAAAGATGCTTCACTTGCTTGATCAAATTGCTAGAGAGCACGTTCTACCCAAGGGAGAGGCAGGCGTTCTTTTATATCAGTCTAAGTCCGCTGCTGGATCACCTGCAAAAACTAGATTTGTTGACAAGGATGATCTTTACTTCTACGCTTTCGGTGGAAGAAAGACCGGTAGATATCTTCTATACGCACCTGAATCACCATCCCCCAGTCGAGAATCTATGGCACCTCCCGTTGTTGACGAAGAAGAACCAGCGGAACCTGAAGAGGCTGAGCAGCCAGAAGAAAACTTGAATGAGTCAGCGCAAAATCGGTGGCAGCTAATAGCGGGTATCAAAGATGTCTAACATGAAGGTCTTGATGGAAGGGTGGAGAACCTTTCTAAATGAGCAAGACGACGATCAGGGGCATTATTATCATTTATCACCTGTGAAATTTGAACAGTTCGCCCAGCAACTCAAACCTGCCCACATAGCGTCAGAGCCTGGATTTCACTTTGGAACCAAAAAGACTGCACTAATAGTCGCAGACAAGCTCAAGAAAGAGGGCAGAGTAAAACCAGGTGACGTGGTTTATCTTTATAAAGTAAGCCTTAACATGACTAGCCCGCTAAAGATGCTTGAGAATAGAATGGGATCTTGGGGTGTCACATCTATTGTTGACGAGATGTTTGAGGGAGAAACTTCATTTTCACCGTCTGATGAACAAATTGATGATTTCTATGAAGATGTAGTCACAACGCCTTCAGGCGAGAACTTAAAAGATTTGATGTTCGAACCTGCTATAGAAGTAAAAGAATTCATTAGTTGGTTTAACGATCAAGGCTATGATTCAATTGAATATGATAACACATTTGAAGGTGGAGGAACATCTTACATCGTGTTTAAGCCTGAACAAATCTCCATCGTTGATGTTGAAGAGTACGAAGTTTCTTAAACACAAAAATTTTTCTCGATATAAAATCAATATGTTGCCAGAGAAACGAGTGCCAATTGGATTTTACAAAAATTGTAGATAGAGTCTATTCTGCTTGGAATAGCGTCTCGGAAAAAACCACAAAAAGCTTTCATCAATCTCTTTTGTCGGAGTTTGATAAACAAGAAATAACTGACTTACAAAATCAAGTTTTTTATGATAAGGGCGTATTTTTAGATCTTTATAGAGAGTTTGACAAAAGAAG